CCATTTCCTTGTATTGCCAATCGTGGAAACTCTCAAAATCCTTTTCAGGTTCTTTTGGAAGTTCAATAGTTCCCTTTGGCAAGGAGAACGATACATTTATTTCGCCATTGTAGCGAGTGTGAGCAGACAAGTCCTCTGCCTTAGAGATTTGACCAAGTGCTAACTTAGCAATCTCTTTGTTATACTTTTCTTGTGCCTTTGAGAACTTTTCCTCATTGACTTTCTGATTAGCCTTATCCTTTTGGAGTTGGGCTAGTTTAGTTTCAAGTGCCTTGATTACTTTGGTCGTAGCAATCTTGACATTTATGGCTTTGCCTCTTGACATTGTTTTCCTTTCTGTTTGGTGTTTGGGCTTATCCTATACTAGCATTTTCTAGTAAAGAAATCAAGTGAGCAGTTTAGCCTCCACTTGCTCAGGTGGCGTTAGCGTTTGCTAAATTAGTTGGATTTAGGTGTCCAAGTAGTCCAGCGTGTAGCACCCTCAACATCTAAGCGAACACGAACATTACCATTTGCCTGTGGCACGATTTCCTTGATAACGCCTGTCTGCTTTGACTTTTGGCTTGTGTAGGTATCTCCTACTTTGTATAGTGCTGTATTTACTGCCATTTGTTTTTCTCCTTTTGTTAGGTTGATGTATTTATTATTTCATTTATTTTTGGGCTTGTCAAGTTATTTCCCCCTAAAATCTCAAAATGTGAGATATGTGAGGTAAATCACTTTCTATGTCCCATGCCTGCGAAAAACAAGGCTAAGACTAATAGTGTTATTATTAATACTTCCATGCTTTCCTTTCTGTTTTTGCCATTGTAGCATTTTTAGGGGTATTTGGCAAGTCCCCCTAGATCCCCTACTTTTTCTTAGCAGAGAAAACTATATTTGCTTTATTTTCAATACACAATCCACACGATACACACGCAGAGCCAGCGGTAGAAATAAGCGGAATAGCCTTTTTATTCTCAGGGCATTTAGCGCCTACTTTACCAATCATCTCTTTCATGTCTGACTGTCCTATTGCAAAAGTATCTGCAAGGTATGCTAATTTAATTCCTTTATCTTTATTAAGATTAATAGCAATTTCTTTATTCTCACTATCAGTAGAAAAATAGAGAGATAGGTTTTCGATACCCTTTAGCATATCTGCAGCGGCAGCCACACGGGTATATACCCAAAACTTTATATCAGGATTATTTAGAATGACATGCTTCCATGCGAATGCATATTCATCTGAAAAGAAATCGCCATCCCAATGGATACGGAATAGCATAGGTGCGTCTTTCTTTTCACAATCTTTTCTGAAATCATTAATCATATCTGTGAGCAATGCTTCCATAGTGTCATGGTCTGCGTCTTTTAGTAATTCCCAGTTATGAAGTAATACTTCTCTTACTCCTTTATATACCCTTTCAAGTTTTCCTGCGTAGCAGACTTTGCTACATACAGAGGTTTCACCAGGGCATGAGTAAGCCTTTCCACTAGGCAATCCAAAAGTGTTGGCAATTGTTGGGGTCTTTCCATTTTTCGATACAGCATTAGTTACCTTTCTGTCCATGCTTCTTTTTAGTTTCATGAGCGCCTTTCTTTCTTTTCTAATTCTAACATTTTTTTGCTACTTTGTCTAGTGTATTTTTTCTTATTTAATTTTGGGGAAGCAGCATTAGATCGCCTTAATTCCATTAAGCGTCTTAGGTCTTCACTACTCTTTTTAAACATAATCTAGTTTAACATTTTTAGGGGAAAAAATCAAATCGTACTTAATTCACAAAACGGACAAAACGGACGGGTCGGGGGGTTTTTATTCAGTCTCTACAAAAACATACCATTTAACTTTATCATCTTCAGTTAAAAACAATTCTGTTTCATCACCAAAGTCATCAGATAAAATTAATTGATATCCTTCTTTTGTTTCATTAATTGAAACGACTGTCAATAAATTATCCTCTACCTCAATTAGATCTTCTTCCATTAATTGATTAGGAAAAAGATAATCAGCGAAGCGTAGTTCCATGTTTGTCATTGTAGCAGTCATTTTATAGATACCCACCCATTTCTATAAAAAGTTTTGGTATACATTTTACCAATAGGGTCTGATAGGTTGTAAGTAGCATATTCTTTAGCATCGCCAAAGTCTACGCATTTATTCCAAGCATTTACAATTTCTAGTAAATCTGCGGTGCGTGTTGTTGATACAAGTTCTCCGTCATAGGAGATAGTTAGAGAATAGTTATATTCCATTTTAGTAGTCCTCTCTTTCAATAATCCAAGCGTCTAAGTGGTGATTAGAAATAATAGCATGGGCAGGTGCGCTAGTCAAACCTCTCCAAGATACGCCTTCAGGCAGGGGAATTTCTAAGTCCCATAGTCCTAAATCATTTACGGCGTCAATAGCCTCAATACAAGGTTGAACCATTGACTTAGGTACGGGTGGATAGTGATTAGCAGATAAGTGAATACCTATCTGAGTTTCTAAATCTAGGTGAATACCTAAATCCTCTAGTGTTCCGTCTGCCATTTCAGTAGCAAAATTACTTCCCATTTTAGTTAGCCTCCATAGTTCCAAATATAGCAAGTTCAGGCTCAGTTAGCAAGCCGTTGTCCCAAATAACGTCTCCGTCTTGGTCTAAGATAATATCATAGAGATTACACTCACAACTTTCAGCGTCAAAGTAGTCCTCTCCATTTCCGTAGTAGTGATAACCTGTGCCATTACAAATATGGCAACTCTTTATTAGGCGTAGAGCCAATTCAAGTTTTTCTGTCATTAGTTTATTTCCTTTCTTTATAAATAAATCCTATCATGGGGGACTGACAAAATCAAATCCCCCACGCCTTTTACCATGAAGAAGTGTAGTAAAAGGACAATTTGGACATTTCAGGCAATTCAAGCACACGCTTCAGTTTCTTGATAGTGTCCTTGATATCTGCCCAATACCATTCATCGATATCATATGAGCCAAAGAAAAATCCTGGCTGTGGTGGCAATAGATTAGGGTCTTTATTGAATAGAGCCTGTTGGCAGGTAGTCAATAATTCTTTCAATTTCTCATGGGATACATAGTAATCACCGCAGTCATCTTCACCCTGTTGTACATTATCTACAAACCATTTGTGTATCTGATTAGCCTTGCGCCAATAAGCACAAGTTACATCTACATGAACGCCATAGATATCAGTAGCAACACCTGCCATTCCAGCAGTATCTACAATATCATTCCAAAGTGGATTAATCACTTCAGGGCTGTCCATACTTATATCGTTATCACGATCAAGTTTATTCCAGTCAATTTTTTCCACATACTTTCTAGCGTGGAGATACATATCTAGTCCCATTTATTTTCCTTCTTTCTTAGTAGTCTGAAACTCTTACGGCAACTGTAGCCCACTCATCTTTTAGTGAGCCTGTTGGGCGATAGCGAATAGCAAAGTGTTCCCACCCTTCAGGTGGATAAGTGTCCTCACGCTTTTCAGCGAAGTTTATTATGCCACCATTGAAACGGCGGCGTAGTGAAGTAGGCGCATAGTATTGGTCTACTAGTAAATCAACAATAGAATAACCTCTCATTGTTTTTTCCTTTCTTTATTTTCAGGCTTCCAGCCTATCATTTTCTACTGACATTTTCAAATCGACACGCCGTAAAATCTCAAAATCTGAGAAAATATTTTCGTGATTATAATCACATTCCCCTTAAAGTTATCCACATATCCACAGGGTCGGGGCATTTAGTTGAAATTTCAAGCAGTTTTAAATCATGCTTAGGATCTGAAAACTACAATCCGTTTTCTTTTATATCTTGAATCATTAATCGCACAAGATAAATTGTTACAGTTAGCAAAGATAACTGAACGATAGTTGTTAGAAATCTACTCATGCTGGAATTAATCCTAACTCATCAATGCCACACGCTTTTTCAAATCGTGCTTTATCAAATCGCTCATTATCAGAAGCAAAATATTGTGCGAATTCCTCTACTAAATCTTCAAAAACTGCTGGGTGAATTTCCTCTGAAAATCCACGCAGAATGTCTGAAGTTTTTACATAGTCTTTTCTAGTCATCATTAGTTATTCTCCTCATCTAATAGAATGAAAGCATGAGTGCCACCATCATTTACACGCTCTAATTCTGCGAGTAATTCGTTACGAGTAAATTTAGAAGCGTTACCTATGATTTCTGTAACTGCTTGAATGTTCATGTCGTTGATAACCTGAACGGGTAGCATAGCAATTCTGCCTGCGAATGGTGAATCATTATGTATGCGAGAAATAAATTTCACGCCATTAGTAGTGAATGGATAGTCTGTATAAGTTGTGTTCATTATTTTAGTTTTCCTTTCAGAGTTCCTCTTACGCCAAGTAGGTCGCAAGAAATTTTTACAGAGATACCTTGTGGTAATTGTTCAGGGTAAGTAGAAATAAATTGTGCTACTGCGCCTTTAGAGGGAAGTGTGATAGTTTTTACTGAACCATTGAAGGTTTCAATTTTTACAGGATAGTTCATTGTTAGTTTTCCTTTCTTAGTCTGAAACTTTTACAGCGAGAGTGCGATAAGTATTACGCAGAGAATTAGTAGGGCGAATTTCTACAAGATAACTTTCGCAATTCTCATACCATACAGCGTGAGGGTGCTTTTCAGCATTTACAATTTCTCCCACTACTGAGCGAGAGCGATAAGTTTTTCCTACAAGTAGATTTTCTATTGAATAGACATTTGCGGACATTTAGTTCCCCTTTCAAGAGACTTTCATTTTCTTACTCTGTAAGTTTAGCATTTATCAGCGACAAAATCAAATCCAAAATGCTATCAAAACGGACATTTTGAAAAAATGAGAGATTTATCACATCTTACGTAAGGTGCGACACGCCCGAATGCGTCGGGGCATTTTTATGCAGTGCTATGAATTTTTATTCATCAATCTCATCTAGCAATTCCAAAAGAATTGGTTCTAATTCTTTTGCAGCGAGATCTAATTTTTCTTGTAGCGTTTTCAATTGTAACTCCTTTTACATTCTGAGCAAACAAAATTAATTTTGCAATAGCAACCTACTGCAAGTAGATTATCATTCTGATAGTCATAGTAGTCATCATAGAAATCTTTTTTCATTTATTTATCCTTTCACGCAGCATGAACAATGGGTAGGTAGAGAGAATAAGTACTTTAGCAAAGCCTTACGCTCAGACATAGAAATTTCAGGGTGATAGTTTTTTACACCACCATGCTGATATTCATATACGATTTTATCTAGTGTATTTTGAGATAACATTAGGCATACACTCCTTTCGCAATTAGAGAGTCTAACTTAGCAGATAGTTCATCTGCTTCATCTGAAACCCATTCAGAGATTTCATAGGTAGTCATGAATTCAGCAAGAGTCATTAGACCCTTGTATTCATTACAAGATACGCAGAAATTTTCATTAGCGTATTGTGAGCAGAAGCAACATACGATTTTATTAGCGTATGAAGCAGGTAAAGTGTTTATTGTATAGTGAGTCATTTTGACTCCTTTCTTTGAGATAACCTTTATCTCATCTTGATAGTATCTATCCTAACATAGACCACTGACATTCTACTGACGAGTATGCGTACAAAACGGACATTTCGAAATGTGATTCGTATCACACGCCCCGACCTTTAGGATCGGGCGTTTTAGTGTAGAAATTACTCTACATCTAAAACTGTAAATGCATCAAACTTTTCTAATTCTTCATCAGAAAGTTTATGCAAAATTTTGTTTAAACTAAACACTGCATCAATATCAGTTTCAGCATCAGTTACAAAACTAATTAAAACATTTTTCTTAGTCAAGGTAAATTCCCCCTTTCACATTTTTATGATTTACACACACATTACCTTTTGGAATTGGTGTGTGGCACTTGAAGCAAAGCATTTGCATAGGTGCTTTAGTTACGATTGCTAATTCAAGGTCTAGCAATTCTGCAGTGGTAGCATCTTCAATGTCTACCCACCCTGCACCCTCATTATTCATGCGGAAAATTTCTATTGACATTTAGTTATCCTTTCTTAGAGATTACAAGCGACATGTTCGCTATGTGTATGATTTTTTTCTATGCAATTTTTTCTTAGTTCATGGAAACTACTGCAACGCATTTCGTGATAGTTTATCCAATCTTTATGGACTACCTTATCACAAGTTAGGCAGAAGTGCCATTTGTGGTTATCTTTTTTGATAACCTTTCCGTCTACTACATCGTAGCGTTCAACGAATTTTTTAGAGTGTGAGCAATCATTTACTCTACATTTATTTACTTTAGTGTTAGTCATTTTTAGACCTAACCTTTCTTTATTTGATACTAGTATCCTAACACCTACCACTGACATTTTGAGGGGTATAAAACGGACATTGTGGACATTGTGATGTAAGACACATGTGATGTAGACCACAGCGCCCGACCCGTGTGGTGTAAATCACATGCGACACGCCGTGCTAGGACTTGACTTTTGGAGGGTAGTGTGCTAGTATTCTACTATAGAAAATTAAATAAGGGTAGAAATAGTAAATAGGCGAAATCCCTGCCACTAGAATTAAAAAAAAGAAAGGTGGTCTCAAATGACTACATTAACACTCAATGATAAAATCGCTATCGCTGCAGAAAAGGTAGCCAATGGCGAACTAGTATCCTTTAGAGGTGCTAGTGTTACTACATACGCTAAGGTTATGCGCCTTGCTAATAGAATTAAGCAAGAGCGAGAATTCCCACAATGCCCATGTGGAGAGTGTGACTAACACCACACAACGCCTACGGCGTGTCGTCTTGACTTTTGGCGGTATGTCTGATAGGATACTCAGTATCAAAACTAAATAAAGGACACAAGGCTAATGAGCCTAAGCAAATAAGTGTGATACAAATCACAATGAGCCTTAGCAAATAAGTAGCCAAAATGTCAGCCCCCTAGTATAAGATAGAACTATAAACAGAAAGAAAGAATAGGAAATAAAATGAAAATCGAAACAGCAATTTGGAATGGTAAGAAAACACGAGTATTGGCAGTGCCATCATTCTCATCATCAGAGGAAGCCCTAGAGTTTCTAAAAGAGATACAGAAATTAGATAAAGACGCTACTCTTACTATCACCTCAGTAAGTCAGTAAGAAAGGATAACTAAAATGATAAACTCAGTTTATGTAGCAGAATGCTCAACATGTAACGGCAAAGGCATGGTGTTCTTTGGCGATAACTATGATTACTCAATAGAGCCTTGCGAGTGTGTTGCGTGATATCTGAAAGAGATAGACGCAGAGCACACCTAGAAGCAGGGGGTACCATAGAAAACTATGACCGCTCACATTACCCCCAATGGTACAAAGATAAATTAGAAAAGGAAAGAAATGAAACTAACAATAACAAGCATGGCAGGCAACACCAGCACAATGGAATTGCCAACTAAAGAAAATGTATTTTATTTTATTGACTTATACAAAAAGTCACTAAAGAAAAATCAACGTGTAAAAATTACATGTGATATTTTAGGAATTGACGGATACCTACAGGGTACAGCGCCTTTGCGCTGATCCTTGTGGTGTGCTCACTATTTTTTTTATTTTTATTTTTATAAATCATGCATCATACATCTTAGAAAAATTTTCAGATTTTTGCTATAATAAAAACATGACCTTTTGCAAACATGTATATCAAGAAATGGAAGAAGAGATTTGCCCTATTTGTGGCGGGTATACACATAAACTAGATTGGGCATATCAAGCAGAGTTACATAGAGAATGGATCGCATCTGGAAAAGCCACATTACAGGGCTGGTGGTCTATTTGAAATTTGCGGCGGTATTATTACTAGCAATTTTTATATTTTTAAACTACATGGCATATCTACAACAACAGTCCTGGGGATAACTACCATTTCCCTATAGGACAATATGCTTTTTCTAATTGTGTTTTTAATTTCATAAAACATCCACACTTTTTACATCTCTGGGATAATTTAGAAAAATGTTCACAACCTCTGCATATTTCAAGGCGGTATGCAGCCAATTCTTCTGGCGATCTTGGAGAACCATTAATTAAATCCCAAGGTGTAACATCCTTATTGTCTGAAGACATTTTTAATAATACTCCATATGCCAATACTAATTATCAGAGCAATGCTCATTTCTAACAAAAACTCCCACATCCTTTAATTATAGCCTATGCCAGAGATAAACACAACTTTCTAGACATAGTGTATGCTTGCATACATTGTTTGTCTATAGGAAGGTTTGTAACTCTATTTTCGGCTTCGGTTTATACCCGCCGAATTTTATCTCAAATAATGATATAATTCATTTCATGACTGCACAAGATTGGGCTGGAATGATTTTAACGGTTTTGTCCATAATTGGCATTGTCGGAGTAGGTGCGAGGTGGATTGTGAAAAAATACGTCGAAGAGATTTTGTCCGAACTTAAGCCAAATTCTGGATCAAGTTTAAAAGATCAGGTTACACGGCTTGAAGATAAAATGGATAAAGTGTTTGATTTAATGATTGACCATCTTAAAGATCACCCTAGCAAATAATTACTATTTACTATATATATAATATATAAAGATATTTAATTTATTAAGATATTTCTTTTTTCTTTATATATTTAAATTATACACTTAATATCCTGGCTTGTCAAGTCAATTCCTGGTTTTCTTTATAACTTTTTGATAACTTTTAATATCACTGGTAATTTTTCTTTTTCCAATACTTATTTTTGTAGTAACCTCTGAATTTAGAATTTTGCCTGGTCTTTTCGTAATTAGCCCATTCCATAAGTTTTCCAGTTTTATCTTGTACTCCACGCCAGTCATCACGCTTAAACGGTAATACGTGGATAATTGGAGTTCCAGCGGGGATTACACCTTCAAAACCTTTTTGTAGATAGAATGGCTGATTTCCCCAAATGCCCCACTCATCAGTATCCATAATTCCGCTTGTTGTTATAAAAGGAAGATCTGAGCGATTAAGCGGGTGCGTAAATAAACAACTATATCCTTTGGGTGTCTTAATTCCCCAATGACTCCACCAACTAAAAATTAATGGTTCAAATCCAACAGGAACAGGCATATGGCTTGGAACGCTTCTACTTTCGACTTGTCTTAACTCTTCTTCTTTATGAAGCCAAGTAATTCTTGGACCGCCATTTACTTGTCTAATTTGTATATCTGCCCAAAGATTAAAAGTATACCCACTTGTAAAAGAATCTAAAAATGGCATACATGTTTTTGCCGTTGTATTAATATCATTATTTTCTACAATCATAGTACCTTTAGGCACACCAGAAATATCTTCGTAACTAGGAATTTTTTTATACCAGTCTGGAATCTCTACTTTTTTAGGTGCAGGAACAACTTCTTCTACAAGTTTAGAACTTGGATAAAAAATAATTTCTTTCATATTACCCCCTTAGTAAATTCTAGCACAAATAATGTTATAATTCAAATTGCTGGCACCCTAGGTTGCTCTCTACCCACCCCCACTGCCCCTAGGGTGTTCAGCCTTATTTTGTGATATAATCAAACATTATGGCATGTTCTTCCTGCGCTACATCTCTTGAACAATTCGGTGCTGAACCAGTTAATGTTCAGTGGAAAGTTGTACGTGGAAGTAATGGAAGTTTAACAATTGACTTTTTAGAGATTGATGAAACTACCTCTTTTGACACGTCTGGCTGGACCTATAAGGCAACTTCATATGATCCGCTAGGTAATGTCTTAGACAACTTGCCAGTAGAGGCTACAACAGGATCTGTAACAATTAGCGTTGATGGTTGTATTACAGAAAATTGGGGAACAGGATATAAAAATATTGTTGCCGAATTACCATTTGATTTACAAGTAACAATTCCAAATGAAACTGTTAGTGGAGTAACTGCAGAAGATATAATTTGGACACCAGTTATTGGTACAATATGTGTATTAGGTAATGTAACTCCAGGAGGAAGTCTATGACAAATCTACCGCCAGTCATTAAGGTTAGTAGCCCACGTCCAGAACTTCCACCTTTAATTAAAGTCGACAATAAGGTTTATAAGGTGAGAGCATAATGGCATTTCCAGGTACATATAATTTTAGTTACTATAAAGGCGATACAAATGAATTTGTTATCCGCCCAAAAAATTCTGATGGATCTGCTTTTGATCTAACAGGGTTTAGCGCAGATTTTTTTATTGCAACTAGCCGTGGTGATAATCCTACATACAGTGTTGAAGCACAGGCTGTTGTAGATTCTACAAACGATATTGTTACTTGTACAATTCTGCCAGGTGTTGGATCTACTTTAGATGCTGGCACATACGTTTATGACGTTGAAATTACATCTGGACCTTCTGTTATTTACACTTTAATCACTGGCACAATTACGGTAACAGAACAAGTCACAGGTGCTGCATAATGCCAGAGGTATTACTTTCTAACGACGATATTACAGTTCTTGGTCCACCACCAATTGTTGAGGTATTGGTTGATATTGGACCACAAGGAACTCGTGGAAGCCAATTTTTTGTTGGGGTAGGAAATCCAAATATTATAGATATTGGACAAACGCCTAACCTTAATGATTTATATATAAATACATCACCTGGTGGAGAACTAGGTTATATTTATCAGTATCAGGCTTCTCCAGGAGGAAACTCTTGGGTAGAGGTTCTTGACATTTATCCTGCTGTTTACTCAACTAACTATGATGTTACATTTGAGTCAGGCAGTGCAGAAGTAGTTATTCCAATTGCAGACATTGTTACTGTTACTGGTACCCCGCTTACTGCAGAAAACTTTAGTGTTCAGTACAGCATTGCACATACAAATCCAGTTGCTTCAGCAATGCAGATTCCACCACTTGTAGGATCTGGAGATAACTTAGTTATTAATCTTGAAGCCATAGAATATGTAAGCAGTGCTTGGTCAGGACTTGACGAGCCAGTTACTGTACATTTCCATATCAGTATCGTTGAGGCTCCAACGGTATCATAATTATGGTATAATTTTGGAGAGGTGACCTAATGGCAACAGAATCAATCGGAGTGTTAATTCCAACAGCAATCCCAGGATATGCTGATGCAGCAGACATTCAAGCAGCACTACGTGCTTATCACTACGGATCTTACTCATATGATCCAGCAAATACATCTGCAAACAATCTTGTTACGCCATCTATGGCAAAAACTATTTATGATATTCAGGCAGATATCACAGATCTTGAAAATCGTCCATCATCAGGTGGAGAAGTAAATAATACTCAGCCAGTACCAGGAGATTTTACTCCTGCAGAAATTCCAGACGGCTTTATCTGGGTAGATTCTGACGGTACAATTGGTGGAGCACCAACATCTGCTACAGCAATTTTTACAAACTCTGCTCCAACATCTGGATTAACAACAGGTCTTGTTTGGGTAGATAAAGATGCAGCAACAATTACAGATAATCCTTTTATTCCACAATCAGTAATTAATGCTAAAGGAGATATCATAGTTGGTACTGCAAATGATACTGCTTCTGTTTTGAATGTTGCAGCAACTAATGGATATGTTCTTTCTGTTAACTCATCAACAACAAGTGGACTTGAATGGATTACTCCTCCAGGAGATATTTTAGGAGTTACAGCCTCAACAGGTTTAACAGGTGGCGGAACATCTGGTACTGTTTCTTTGGCGGTAGATACAACAGTAGTTGCAACAACAAATAATACTTTAACAATGTCAGCAAAGACATTAACATCACCAACTATTACTGGTCCAACTATTACTGGTACAACAAATATTCAACAGTTACTTGAAAAAGTTACTGTATCAACATCTGCTCCTACAGCAACAACAACTTATGATGTTTTGACAAATGGAGCAGTTACATATATTACAGCAAGCAATACAAGCAACTGGACATTAAATGTTCGTGGAGATGCTACAACAAGCCTTAATACTGTTATGTCAACTGGACAGTCTTTGACAATTGCTTTGCTAACTACAAATGGCGCAACAGCATATTATCAGTCAGGATTCCAGGTTGATGGAGCATCTGTTACTCCAAAGTGGCAAGGTGGAACTGCCCCTTCTTCAGGAAACACTTCTTCAGTAGATATTTATTCAATTACAATTGTAAAGACAGGAAACGCTGCTTTCACAGCATTTGCTTCACAATCTAAGTTTGCATAGGGGAGATACTGATGCCATTAATTGGAACTCGTGGTGGTGCATCTGCAAGAGGTTTTGGTAGATTTAATGGTGGCGCATCAGGAAAAATAATTTCTGTTCTTATGGTTGCTGGCGGTGGCGCTGGTCAAGGTAATATGGGTGGCGCAGGTGGTGGCGGTGCGGGTGGTGTTGTATATTCAGATACATTCACAGCAGCAATAGGAACACAATATTCAATTTCTGTAGGATCTGGCGGTACAGGTGCTGGATATAATAAAACAAGTGGATCTAATGGCGGTAATTCAACTTTTTCTAATTTTACTGCATATGGTGGTGCAGGAGCAGGTTGCGGTGGCTTAACAGTTAGTGGTGGATCTGGTGCAGGTGGCGGAGAAGACTGCGGTACACCTGGAAACTCAACACAAACAAACTTTAGTAGCGCAGAGGGAAATGCAACAGGATACGGTAACCCTGGAGGAAATACAAATAACGCTAATGCACGTCGTGGTGGCGGAGGCGGAGGCGCTGGAACCGCTGGAGGAAATGCTGATGCCAATAAGGCTGGAGATGGCGGAAGTGGTTTAAGTACTTGGTCAACATGGGCAACTGTTACATCTAGTGGTTCAGGTGGATTTTATGCTGGAGGTGGCGGAGGAGCAAGTAACTCTGGTACAAATGGTAGCGGTGGTTCTGGTGGAGGAGGAAGCGCACAAGGTGGCGCTGGTACTTCATTAACTGGTGGCGGAGGAGCAGGAATTTCTCCAGGCGGTACAGTTGGTGGTAACGGTGGCTCTGGTGTTGTTATTGTTAGAATGGCTGATAGTATTACTCCAGCATCAACAACTGGATCTCCAACATCTTATACAAGTGGTGGATTCCGTTATTATAGATATACAGGGGCAGGGAGTATAACTTTCTAATGGCACATTTTGCAAAACTAGATGAAAGCAACATTGTATTAGAAGTACAACTTGTTGCTAATGAAGCCCTTGATCCTAATAATGAAGAAGGATCAGGTATTGCATTTTTAACAGAATGGTCTGGTGGACATTCTAACTGGAGACAAACATCTTATAATACAGTTGGTGGCGTTCATCTTTTAGGTGGTACACCATTTAGAAAAAATTATGCAGGAGTTGGATATTTATATGATCCAATTAGAGATGCTTTTATTCCTGTAAAAGATTTCCCATCATGGATTTTTAATGAAGAGACTTGTAGATGGGATCCGCCAACACCATATCCAAATGATGGTGAAGACTATTCTTGGGATGAAATAAATCAATCCTGGATTCCATCAGCAGTTTGACATACTACTTTTAGTGTAGTATACTTTTATTAGGTGGGGTTATGAAAAAAAATATTATTAAGTTTATTCCAGTTGATGACATATCTTTTATTGAGCCTGTTCCTGCATCAAAATTTATTCCAGATTGGTATAAAAATGCAGAAGGTTATGTAGGCGGTAAAAAAGCAAAAGTAAAAGATAGTCCTGTTGGCAAACCAACAATTAAAAAATGTATGCCAGTATTTGATTCAATGACTGCTGGGTATATAATGTTTACTCAGGTTGATATTTCTTTTAGTGATGAGATGGAATATGATCCATTTGGAAATGAAATAGGAAATGTAAAATATTGGCATTATGCTTCTAGTAGTGACTTTACTAAACCAGTAACTGCTCATGACGCACATCAATTGCCTGACTACCCTGGTTTTGATGACAGTTTAGGCGGGGCAGGAAAGTTTGAGCAACCTTTTGCAATTAAAACACCAAAAGGATATTCCTGTCTTTTTATAAATCCAGTTCATAGAGATACTCAGCCTTTTGAGATTTTAGAGGGTATAGTAGATACTGACCTTTACCATGGTCCAATTAATTTTCCATTTATTTTTAAAGACAATACATATACTGGCATAATCCCAGCAGGTACTCCAATTGCTCAAGTTATACCTTTTAAAAGAGAGTCTTGGCAGATGAATGTCGATAAAACTGACATAGATCAGGTTTTAATGCAAAATAAAAAGTTGCATACTGTTTGGTGGGAAGGCTATAAAAGATGGTGGTGGAGCCGCAAAGAATTCAAGTGAAATGTGGTACAATTAATCTGATATAATTCCATGTAGGAGGAATAATGGCAACTATCAACACCACAGATCCGAAACCAGGGTATGTATACAATCAAGACGATGATACATGGTATCCACTATTAGGATTAACAACACAATCTCTTGATTCACTAACAGATGTTTCTATTACATCTCCTACAACAAGTCAGGTTTTAAAATATAACGGAACAGTTTGGGTAAATGGCGAAGACGCAGGTCTACCATCACTATCTGGAAACGCTGGCAAATATTTATATACAGATGGAACCACATCTTCATGGGCTGTAGTTGATTTAAGTTCACTAGAGATCATGAATATTATGGGTGCATACTAAAAGAAAAAGGAGTAGTAATTAATGGCTACAACATCTAAGGTACTGTATCGTGGAGCAGCAACAACATCATCTACCACGCTTTATACACAACCAAATACCTCAACAACAACAGTAGTTACAGATATTGTTGTTACAAATACTGCTGCAACTGGTGCAACATATGAATTAAATATTGCAGGAACTGTATTAGCAAAAACAGTTTCAATTGCTGCAAATGATTCTGTTGTTATTGGCATCAAGCAGGTTATTCCACCTAGCAATCCAGCAGCAACAATTACAGGTCTTGCATCTGCTACAACAGTAAACTTCCATATTTCTGGAGTGGAGATAGCATAATGACAATCCGCAGATTTAGCGCATCAAGTATTAACTCTGGTGTTGAATATAATGCATTTTCTGCGGGTGTAACACCAATTCCATCTGTTCCTACTATTAGCGCTGTAACATCTAATACACAAACAAGCGCAACACTTACTATCACACCAGGAACATATGCTGGAACTACTTATACTGCAGTATCAACTCCAGGAAATATTTCTGCATCATCAACATCAACTACTATTACAGTAAATGGTGTAACTAGTGGTACTTCTTATACATTTACAGTTACTGCATCAAACTCTACGGGAACTTCTGCAGCAAGTGCTCCAAGTACTTCAGTAACAATTTTAAGTTTGCCTACCGTTAGCGGTGGCATTTTAACTTCAGACTCAACATACTATTATAGAACATTTACAAGTAATTCAAGCCTTACAGTTACAAATGGTCCAGTAACTGCTGACGTTCTTGTTGTTGGTGGAGGTGGATCTGGTACACAGGCAGGTGGCGGTGGTGGTGGTATTTTCTATGCAACTAACCAATCACTTGCTTCATCTTCATGGACTGTAACAGTCGGTAGTGGTGGACCATATAATACAACACAAGTACCTTCTACGTCTTATGCTGGTCAAGATAGCATCTTTGGAACTTTAACTAGAGGAAAAGGTGGCGGTAATGGTGGAGCAAATAATGGTATTAACGTACAGGCAAATCTAATTGGCGGTTGCGGTGGTGGTGGTTGCGGATCTGACGCACAAGCAGCACAGCCTGGAGGTCAAACTAATCAGACTGGAACTGGTGGCACAGGATACGGAACTGATAATAGCAGTTGTATCGGAGCACGTCGCTCTGGTGGAGGTGGCGCATCTCCAGCAGGAGCAGGAAGTTCTGCGGGTTCTTCCGATAATGGAGGTAACGGAGCAAATGGGTTTACCTCATTCTCTTCTTGGATCAATGTTATTAAAACTGGAATGGATGCAACATTCCAATCTGTTGTAGGTAACTCAGGTTATCTTGGAGCAGGTGGTGGTGGATCTGGTGAATTTAATGGCAATTCTGGCGGTGCTGGCGGAGGCGGAAATGCTTCTAGAGCATCGGCAAATGCTGGAGCAGCAAATGTTGGAGCAGGTGGCGGTGGATCTTACACACTAGGCGGTAATGGCGCTGGCGGTTCTGGTCTTGTAATTGTTCGTTATACAAAAGCACAGGTAGGTGGATAATGGCTCACTGGGCAGAATTAGATGAAAATAATGTAGTTCTTCGTGTAACAGTTGGAGACAATAACGATCCAGCAGGTGACGAAGGTTATTCTTGGCTAATTAATAATTTGGGTGGAAGATGGGTAAAAACTTCTTACACAGCAAGAGCAGGAAAAAAATTAAATCCAGAAGATTGGCAACCAACTGATCAACCAGGATTTAGAAAAAACTTTGCTGGTGCTGGATATACATATGATGAAGAACGTGATGCATTTATTGCACCAAAACCATATCCTTCCTGGATATTAGATGAAGATGAATGTTGCTGGTACGCACCAGTTCCAAAACCTACAGATGATGCTTCATACGAATGGGATGAAGAAAATCAACAGTGGGTTGAAATTCCACGAGCAGACTAAGATTAGGAGATGCAGTTAATTCTGCTATAATATCACTATGGCAATAACAATAGACTCAAGCGGTAAACCTGGATATATGTTTCAGCAGGGGGCAACCTCTACTGATGGTGTTTGGTATTTACTTGCTGCTAAATCTGACACCGCTTCTGGTTACGACTGGTATGGAGCACATACATTTTTTAATACTGTAACAACAGATGCTACTGTTATTTTAAGAGATGGTTTTAATAACTTTCTTAATCCTGCTGCAAGAGATGCAGCAATAACATCTCCAGTACAGGGAACACTTGCTTTTGTTCGTCAAGACTCTGGTGGAAACACAATAAACCAAATTCAATACTACTCTGGATCTACATGGACAGCAGTAGATGCTGATATTACTGGAGTTACAGCCTCAACAGGTTTAACAGGTGGCGGAACATCTGGTACTGTTTCTTTGGCGGTAGATACAGCCGTAGTAGCAACTACAAATAACACTCTTACAATGAGTGGTAAAACATTAACAACTCCAACATTAAATACTCCAGTAATTAATCAGGGAATTTTAGTTTCACCAGAAGAGCGTGTAAATGTTGTTGCATCTGCAGCAACTGGAACAGTAGCACTAGATGCCCTTACTGCAGGAACAATGCTTTATACATCAAATGCAACAGGTAACTGGACACTAAATGTTCGTGGTAGTTCTTCAACATCTCTTAATTCAATTTTAACAACTGGAGACTCGATTACTGTTGTATTTTTAAATACTAATGGAGCAACAGCATACTATCAAACTGCTTTCCAAATTGATGGAGCATCTGTTACTCCAAAGTGGCAAGGTGGTACAGCGCCATCTTCTGGTAATACATCAAGTATTGACTCCTATGTATTTAATATCATTAAAACAGCATCTGCTACATATACAGTTCTAGCATCTCAAACTAAGTTTGCGTAGGTAGTCCCATGAGTCCATTAACAGAACTCATAGGTGGTGCAAAGGCTTATGGATTAAATTCAAATGCAAAAACAATTACCCCAACAGTTGAACTTTTACTTATTGCTGGTGGCGGCGGTGGTGGTAATGGAAATATTGGATCTGGAGCAGGTGCTGGTGGCTATAGATATTTTGCATCTCAAACAACTCCAAATGGTTCTTTTACTATTACTGTTGGTAGTGGTGGTGGTGCACAAACAAAAGGAAATAATTCAGTTTTTTCTACTTTAACTGCTACAGGTGGTGGTAATGGAATAAATCAATCAAGCGCTCCTGGAACTGGTGGTTCTGGAGGTGGTGGATCTTGGAATGGATCATATCCATCAGGTGCACCAGGTGCTGCTGGTAATGAGGGCGGTTATTCACCAGTAGAAGGTTATGCTGGAGGTAAAGGACACGGCGCTGCTGCTTCATCTGCTTATGCATATCCACCAGGTGGCGGTGGTGGTGCAGGTGCAGTCGGTGTTGACTGGAATGGTTCAAATAAAGTAGGTGGTGCTGGCGGTGCTGGCGTTTCTTCATCAATAACTGGTTCATCAGTTACTCGTGGTGGCGGTGGAGGTGGGGGAGCCTACGGACCTGAAGGTGGTTCTGGAGGTGCTGGTGGTTCTGGTGGTGGCGGTGCTGGAACTGGAAGCGGTGGCGCAAGTTCAGGAACTGCAAACACAGGTGGTGGAGGCGGAGGAAGTGGAACAGGTGGTAGTGGTGGTTCTGGTGGATCTGGAATTGTAATTATTGCTTATCCAAGTTCATATCCAGATATAACAAGTATTGGTGCAGGATTAACATATACAAAAGACACTTCTTCAAGAAGTGGATATAAAGTTTATTCATTTACAGCAGGAACAGGTTCGGTGACATTCTAATGGGACACTATGCATTTTTAGATGAAAACAACATCGTTACAGAAGTAATTACTGGAAAAGATGAAAATGAAGTTGTAGAAGGTATTTCTGATTGGGAAACTTACTATGGTGAATTCCGTGGTCAGGTTTGTAAAAGAACTTCTTATAATACATATCACAATGAACATAAATTAGGCGGTACACCATTTAGAAAAAACTATGCAGGCATTGGCTATACGTATGACGAAAAAAATGATGCTTTTATACCACCAAAACCATTTCCATCATGGATTTTAGATACAACAATTTTTGATTGGATTTCTCCAGTTCCATATCCAGAAGATGGTGGTCTTTATATTTGGGATGAAGTAACACAATCTTGGATTGATTTTCAATAAATATTAAAAAAATAACCCCCAAGGCATAAAGCCAAGGGGGTATTTTTATTTCCAATTATTTATTAGGAAATTTATTTAACCATTTATTCGCAGCACCAGTTTTTATTGATGACCATGAACTCCAGTCTTCTCCGCCTTTAGTCATGTGAAACACGGCTTCTGCGTTTTTAACTGGGCTAAATAGTTCAGCATTTAAATCAAGATCAAGTTTATCCCTACGATCTGGACCTAAAGTTCCAAGCATGTTAATCTGAAAGATACCATAAGAGGAATCTCCAGTCTTGGTGTTTCCATTAAAAGCAAATGGACGACCATTGGATTCAGCCTTAGCAACTGCCCAAGCAGTTCTTAGACCTTTTCCAGTGAACCCTACTGCCTTAAGTAATTCAACCAACTGGCTGTCAGTCAAACTTGTCGCATTTTCATACTTAGTAAGTATTTCTTTATTTTTATCCTTAGAAAGCAGAAAAGCCACCTTTGGGGTGGCAAGAGAAACTGCTCCCTTTTTAGATAAATTATTACTAGCAGCATTACTTGGAATAGCCCCCAAAATAGAGACCAAAACAAATGTGCAACTAATTACCCCTACAAGCATTTTATTGTTATTCAAGTTTTTCCTCCTAAAATGCATATAGCACCATAACAGTGCTATAGCACTAGTATAACATAAATATTACCCGCAAGTCAAGTTACGTGAAGTGATATAATATAATAACTATGGCATCAGGTGAAACAACAATATATGATATTCCTTACCCTGTCAATTCTGACCCAGTAGATGTTGCTGGAGATATTCAAGCATTAGCAGAGCGTATAGAGGTTATTTTACCTACTATTGGTTTGCCTTATCATACTATTGAAGTTACAAATGATAGTGGTGTAACAATAAATAAAGCAGATCCAGTTTATATTTCTTCATATAATTCTACAAGTGGTAAGCCCGAAGTTACAAAATCACAAGCAAGTGATATAACAACATTTCCAGTAATAGGATTAGCACAAGCATCAATTGGAAATGGTAGCGATGGTGTAGTAGTTATTTCTGGTGTGTTTACAGGAGTTGATACTTCTACATATACCGCTGGAGATACACTATATGTTGGATCAAGCGGTGGTCTGACTGCAACGCAACCAATTACAGCAACAACAAACTCAGGTGTAGTCGGAGTTGTTTCAAAAGCAAATGTTAATGGAACTATTTTAGTTGGTTCATTTAAAGGTAATGGCACTTGGGGATCTATGAAAGCAGGGTTAGCATAATGGCACAATATCGAAATCAGTCACCATATCAAATTGGCTCTATACCACCACAATCCGTATGGACAATTGTTAGAGGAGATACGGCATCTTTTAAAATGTATGTACAGGATGACTCTGGAAATCCTTTGGTAATTCCTGATTGGACAATTAAAATGGATTTTTATAGAGAAGGCGCAACAAGCAATCCAGTTCTTGAAGTATTTCCAGAAGCAGATCCAGATGACGGTAGCGGTGAGTTTACAGTATTTTTAGAATCTTCTGAAACAGAGATTTTACAAACTGAAGACCAGTTTGATATTCAAATGTCTCTACCATTAGATGAGGTAGTTTGGACAGTTTTGCAGGGTACCGTAACAATGGTAGAGGATATCACTGACTAATGGCAACAGCCACTGTTATTAATACAGACAGTCAAAGGGTTGTTGAAATTAACCCTACCTGTAAAAATAGAGAATCTATTGTTTTATATGAACTTCCTTTTAAAATAAGAATAACAAATATTAAAGTCCCAGGTTATAGCCCTATAGATGTGCCTCCAATTGGCATTGCTATCGTTGGTTTGAATAACTATATTTTATGATATAATCACAATATGGCAATCCTACCCATCAATCAACTAAAAGCAAAATTTGAGACTGGCGATAGACCAACAGGACAAGACTACGCTGATTTGATTGATACAGCATCTTTTAGAGCAGACTCTTTAGGCGGGGATGGAAATAACGCCGTAACAGTAAATGGTATAGAGTCAGCAACAGTCTTTGACACTATTGATACCTCTGTATGGAGAACTGTAAAGTATATGATTCAGTTGTCACATGTTGGGTCAAATTCTTATAGAAGTACTGAAATTAACTTAGTTTTTGATGGAACTAACCAAAATGTTACAGAGTTTGCCTCAGTTGCTAATACTGGAAATAATGTTGGAAATATAACTGCCAGTTTAAATTCTGGTACAATTAGCATGACGGTAACACCAACACTAACGCCGATGACCATAAGGTACTACCGCACTGGTTTGAAGGCTTGACCCAAAGGAGTAAAGAATGGCTACAGTCGACAAAGCCTTTCGTATTAAAAATGGGCTTGTAGTAGAAGGATCATCTGCTACAGTCAATGGCTCTAATGTTTTGACAGAAGCCAGCACAGAGTTTCTCCAAGACACAACTGGAGCAATGTTTACAAATGGTACCTATACAGGTATTACATTTACTTATAACGACTCAACAGGTGTAATTGATGCTGCAGTATCTACAACACCTACATTTTCAGATAGAATTATTTTTGAAGGCTTAACCCCTGACGCATATGAATTAACACTTCTTTCACCAGAACCAACACAAGATGTTACAGTAACACTTCCAAATGCAACAACAACTCTTGTTGGTAAGGATACAACAGATACATTTACAAATAAAACTTTTAATACAGCATCAACTGGAAATACACTTCAGATTAATGGAAATACTGTAAACTCTTATGTAGGATCTGGATCAAATGTTGTTCTTAGCAGCAGCCCTACAATTACTTCTCTATATGTTGCAAATGGTCTTAATGTTAATGGTGCAACAACAGGAACTACACAAATTGTTGCAGCAAATACAGCATCAGGTGTTTTAACACTACCTGCAGCAACAGGAACAATTGCTCTTACTTCTGATATCCCATCTTTGACAGGGTACGTAACAGAAACTGGTACACAGACACTAACAAATAAGACAATTTCTGGTACATCAAATACAATTACAAACATTGCAAATGGTTCTCTTGAGAATTCATCAATTACAATTAATGGTACAGCGACTTCACTTGGTGGAACTCGTACACTCGTAACAGATGATATTTCTGAAGATGCATCACCAACAAATAAGTGGTTTACTGATGAACGAGCACAGGATGCAGTAGCACAGGCAATTGCAAATGGTACTCAAACAAATATTACAATTACCTACGATGATACTGCAAACTCACTATCATTCAACGCCTCTGGCGGAGTATCAAGCATCTCTGGAACAGCAAACCAAATTGCTGCATCAGCATCTACTGGAGCAGTAACTCTTTCTCTTCCAAATGCAGTAACATTCCCAGGAACTGTAACACTTAATGCAGATCCAGTAAATGCTCTTGAAGCAGCAACAAAGCAATATGTTGATGCTGTTGCACAGGGTTTAAATGTTCATGCTGCTTGCCGTGTTGCAACAACAAGTAATGTTGATTTATCAAATGCTCTTGAAGCAGGAGATGTAGTAGATGGCGTAACGCTAGTCGCTGGTGATCGTGTTCTTGTTAAATCACAGTCAACGACTTCTCAAAATGGTATTTATGTAGTACAGTCTTCTGGAGCAGCAGTTCGTGCAGCAGACTTTAATACACCAACAGAAATTGTTCCAGGTGATTTTACATTCGTATCTGAAGGAACACTTTATAACAATACTGGATGGGTACAAACAGAAGTAGTAACTACAGTAGGAACTAGCCCAATTGTATTTGAGCAGTTCTCTGGTGCTGGAACATACTTGGCTGGCAACGGTATAACACTAACTGGAAATACATTTGCAATTGACACAGCAATTACTGTAGATCTAAACTCTACTCAAACTCTTACAAATAAGACTCTAACAAGTCCAAGTTTGACAAATCCAACAGTATCAGGACTATATCTCTCAGACAATAACATTGTTATTGAGGGTACAAACGATACACACGAAACCACATTAACATTTACAGATCCTACACAGGATAATACAATTACATTTAAAGATGCTACAGGTACCGTTGCATTTACATCAGATATTGAAACTGCTGTAGATAACTTTGGTAATGCAGTAACTGGTGGTACAGGAATTAGTGCTTCATATGCATCAACTTCAAATGTACTAACAATTACAAACGTAGGCGTAACAAGCATTGCAGGAACTGCTGATCAAATTTCAGCAACTGCTTCAACTGGTTCAGTAACATTGTCTCTACCACAGAGCATTGCTACAACATCTAGCCCAACATTTGCTAGTGCAACACTTGGATATATTACTCTTGCAGATGCATTTATTGGAACTGCTACAACAAGCATTTCTGGCACAAGCGCAACTGTAGTTGATTCATGGTCAGCAGCATCATTTGGTTCAGCAAAGTATATTGTTCAAATGACAAATGGAAATGACGTTGAAGTTCTTGAGGTTCTTGTAACTGTAGATGGAAATAACAATGTCTATCTAACAGAATATGCAGATATTCAGAGCAATACACAACTTGGTACAACAGATGCAGATTATTCAGGCGGAGATGTTCGTCTGCTAGTCACATCAACAAATGGTACATCAGTAAAGGTACACAAGACGCTTATCGAAGCGTAATGTGAACCACGAAGGGACAGTGAACTTCAGTGGCAACAACAAATAAAGACTTTGTAGTAAAGCAAGGACTCAAGGTTGCTACTGGAGTTACATTTCCAGATAATTCTGTACAAACAACAGCCTATACAGGTTCACCACTAACTGTAGGATCAACATTTCCAGTAAGTCCATCTACTGGCGCTATGCATTTGGACACAGTAACATCAAAAATATATTATTATTATAACTCTACTTGGAATCCTTTAGCAAATTATGATGATACACAAAGTGTTGTTGATCATGATCACGATGCTGGTGGTTTTGTAGAAGATACATATCAGTACACTGGAAATGGTGTAACATTGCCAGCATTTATTTGGAAAGATTTTGATGGTGGATCTCCATCTACAACGTCATTTTCAGCAGTTATAGACGGTGGGGCAGCAGTATGACAAATTTTGGTATAATAGAACCTAACATGGAGGTAAATCGTGGCAGTTAGAATTCAGATGCGTAGGGGCACGACCTCCGAATGGAATAATGCAGACCCAACACTAAATGCAGGAGAGATTGGCTACAATACAACCCTGGCAGCATTTAAAATTGGAGACGGATCTACAGTATGGTCTGAGTTAGATTATTATCAGACAGCAGCCAGTATTACTCCACAAGAAATCAATGCTATTGATATATCTGAAAAGGGTGCAGCAAATGGTGTTGCAGAACTTGATGGAGATAAAAATGTTATAACTGCAAGCAAGGTTGTTTTTGAAGGTGCTACAGTAGATGCCTATGAAACGTACATTCAACTTGGTGCAGAGCCAGCAGTAGCAGATACTACATTTACTCTACCAACAACTTCTGGAACTATTGCATTAACTTCAGATCTTTCTGCATATGCTCTTCTAACAGGCGCTACTTTTTCAGGTGCTGTGACAGTTAATGGTGACCTAACAGTTACTGGTACTACAACAACCATTGATACACAAAATCTACAAGTAGAAGACAAAAATATTGTTCTTGGCTATGGTGCAACATCAGATGCTGCTGTAGATGGTGGCGGTATTACATTAACAGGTGCTACAAACAAAACATTTACATGGGTAGATGCAACAGATGCATGGACCTCATCAGAACATATGAATCTTGTTTCTGGTAAATCATATAAGATAAATAATACTGCAATATCAGCAGCCTTACCATCCCTTACATGGGGAGATGTT